TGGCTGTAGTTGCAGGCATGGTTGAGTGGCGCTGCAACACCAAATTAGATAAAAGGCTCGTCGGGTTCGCCCTGCGGGCTTTTTGTTGTTTGTTTTGTGGCGAACGGACTAGCTATCCACTCTAGCTCTACACAGCTAGATAGCCACTTTTATTAACTCGTGTAGGAGTATCAGTAGTGGGACATTTCAAAGGTGAAAATTTAGTAGGTAAGAAATTTAATAAGCTTACAGTTGTTGCTTGGTCCGGTGAGACATATTGGTTCTGTATCTGCGATTGCGGCTCTTTCGCTAAAGCTAGGAAGCGTGGTCTGACTTCAGGGCATCGATATTCCTGTGGATGTGCAACAAGGTGTGGTGACGGGAATAGGAAAAGCACGGAGGATTTTGTAAAAGAAGCGTCTGATAAAGGGTTAGATAAGTTTTTTGACTACTCTAAAGTAGACTACGTAACGTGCAAAGATAAGATTGTTATAAAGTGTTTGACGCACAATTTAGAATTTTTACAATCCCCGCAAGAACATCTCAAAGGCTCTGGTTGTGTTGAGTGCCGCTCTACAAAGTCATCGGAAATCCAGCGGAAACCTGTAGATCAGTTTGTAAGAGAGTCTTTATTGGTGCACGGAGATGTTCATTACTCCTATGACGGTGTTATTTACACAAGCAATAAAAAGAAAGTAAATATCCACTGCAATATTTGTGAGAAGACATTCCGACAAACTCCTGACTCGCACCTTAGCGGGCATGGATGTCCGACATGTGCAGAGCATGGGTTTGATCCTAACAAAAAGAGTTTCCTCTATATTCTTCACTCTCCTTACATGACCAAACTGGGTATTACTAATAGGTCAGCATCAAAGCGACTTCAAACCGTCAGTAGAACATCTGGAGAGGATTTTTCAATTTTTGCAGAGTATGAAGTAGAGGGCAAGCTTTGTGAAAAAATGGAGGCGGTTTTGTTAAAGTACTTAAGAAGTGTTTATCAAAACCCTGCAACAAAATTTGATGGTTATACAGAGACTTTTGTTGGACTAGACCCACATGATGTCAGTGAAATGATTGAATGTTTGTTGTAAGGTTAATTATGATTAAGAAAAAAGAAAAGAAAGTCATTGGCCCTAAAAGCGAAAAACAACGCATGATTCTTCAAGATGATAGTACGGATGTGCTGTTGTGTGGCGGAGGAGCTGGGGGGTCCAAAAGCTACACGTGTCTTTTGAAAGCATTGAAGTACGTTCAAGATCCATCCGCGCGCGTGTTGATTGTACGTGAGAGCTACCCTGTTCTAAAACTACCCGGAGGACTTGTAGATGAGTCACAAAAAATTTACAGGGAGTTCGGCGCTGAATTCAAAATCCAAGCACTTACATGGGTTTTTAAAAATGGTGCCGAGATTAAATTTGCGGCAATTCCGCAAAACATTGAAGAATGGCAAGGCTTGCAGGCTAGCCACATTCTTGTAGACGAAGCCGCCAGTCAGACAGAACACATCATTTTATTCCTGCTTAGCCGTCTTCGTAGTGGTTCTTATAAAGGTCATATGAATTTGACAATGACCTGCAACCCCGACAGAAATAGTTTTTTGTACAACTGGCTTTGTGATTATTGCCTTGACCCAGAGACAGGTATCCCAGTTGAAGGTACGGAGAATATTACAAGATACTTCGTCAGTATGGACGGTGTTCTAAAGTGGGGTAATTCCAAAGAAGAATTATTTGAAAAATACGGACAAGGAAAAACGCTGGGTGTTGACTTCTTACCAAAATCTTTCAGATTTATTCCTCTTACCGTTTATGACAACCCTACACTTCTAAAAAACAACCCTGACTACCTTGCTAATCTCATGGCACAACCTCGTGTCAACCAGCAAAGGTATCTCCACGGATCATGGACAGCGCGACCTTCCACAAGCTCATATTTTTCAAGAAGTTGGGTTGAGTTCGTTGACAATGTCCCATCCGAAGTGACTGGCAGGGTGAGAAGCTACGACCTTGCTGCCAGTGAAGTCTCTGAACAAAACAAAGACCCGGACTGGACTGCGGGTGTCAAAGTCTCGCGCACCAAGGAAGGCGTCTATTATATTGAGCATGCAAGAAGGTATAGGAAGAAGCCCGAAGGTGTGATTAACGAGATCATCAAGACTGCTAAAGACGACGGACTTGATGTCCCCATCACAATACCGCGTGATCCTGGCGCTGGGGGGCAATTTGCGAATAGGTTTATGGTCTCAACGCTCACAGAAGCAGGACTTACCGTAAAAACGATTCCGACATCTGGGCACACTAGCAAGGTTAATGCATTCCTTCCGTTTAGCGCCTTAGCAGAGGCGGGGTTGGTTAAGGTTGTCAGGGATACTCCTGATGACAGATATTTAGACGATCTGTTGATGGAATTAGAGTATTTCACTGGGGGGCGTAACGAGAAAAATGATTTTTGCGATGCAGTCTCGGCAGCTTTCTCTACTCTGATGAAGCAAACACAAATCCCCATTTTTGCGATCCCAACCTTCTCGCAACCATCCCCCGTCCCCAAGTAATAGCACATTTTAGCTCTCTTGTGCATAATATTGACAAGATTCATATCTCATGATACTATTCGTATCAGTAAATAAAAGGAGCACTTATGGCCGAAAAGAAGCCTAAAAAGAAGGATACGGCTGCTTTGGCGGCTGATGATGGTGCTGTAATTCCACGTATTAGTCTCGGAGAAGTGGGCTTCACTGGCCTGCGAGTGTCTAACGGACACATCTACGAAGAACTAAACCCTGCATTTCGATTCCCCACATTCTTCCGCACAGTTGATGAGATGCGTAAAACCGCTATCATCGCATCTGCACTGAACGCCTACAAGATGTTGCTTTCCCGTGTTAAATGGCGTGTAGAAGCGCCGGTAGGTGCTACAGAAGCTGACAAAGAGCGTGCCAAGTTTATTGAGTCTGTCAAAGACGACATGGACACAGCTTGGGAAGATTTCATTGGAGATGTCATCGAATATTTGGTGTATGGGTACAGCATCCAAGAAAAAGTATATCGTCGTCGCCTTAAGAAGAACGGTTCCCGCTTCAATGATGGTCTAGTAGGTCTTAAGCGTATTGCACCTCGCCCGCAACAATCCATTACCAAGTGGGAGTTCTCAGAGGATGGCCGCGAACTTCTGGCTGTGCATCAATCGATGCAGGCTCTGGAACACAGTTACCTATACTTGAATCAAGCTGGCCCTGATGGTCTGGTGCGGATTCCACGTGAAAAATTCCTGTTGTTTTCGGCAGATGCAACACGTGGTAATCCGCTTGGGCACTCCATCTTAAAGGGAGTGTATCTTAGCTGGCGCCAGATGACAATGCTGAAGGATACAGAAATCTTGGGCATTGCTAAGGAAGCTGCAAGTCTCCCCTTGATTCGCGTACCTGCACGTTTTATGTCTCCTGACGCAGATGATAGCGAAGCAGCAGTTTATACAGCAGCAAAACAAATCCTTGTTGATGTCGCTAACGGTACTAGCAAAGGTATTGTATTCCCGACGTTCATTGATCCTGATTCCAAGAAAGATTTGTTTGACATTTCTCTTCTTGAGAAAAAAGGTTTGAACGGATCGAATATCGATACGGTGGTGAGGCGATATCAGGACGAGATTCTTTCCACGCTTGCTGTCGACATTCTTAAAGCGGGTAGCAATCCCGGCAGTTTTTCCTTGAGTGATGGTGACACTAACGTTCTTGCCTTGGCGATGAGCCACAGGTTGAATGAGATTGCCACTGTACTTAATAATGACCTTATCCCCTCTCTGTACAAAATGAATGGTTGGGATACAGAAACATTGCCACAGTTTGTTCCGTCTGACATTAGTTCCGTTAGCCTTGAAGAGTTCTCTAAGATGGCTCAACGTGTTGCGAGTACTGGCCTGTTGGAAGTTGATCGCGAAGTTCTTAATAAAGTCCGTGAAGTTATGGGTGTTAAGAAACGTCCAGATGATGAGCCTGTTAATAAAGATGAACTTACCACAAACGTCTCTAACTCTGGCAAAGGTATGGAGGTAGGAACGACAGGTGACGGCACTAGTAAAATTGGTGGTGGTTCCTCCGGGCAGGACAGGTCTACAAACAATAATGACAACTCCGCATAAGGAAGATATGAATAGTCACAAACTTTTGCGGTTGCGCGCATCGTTGCGAAATCGACCGCATTTGATTTCTAAGAATGCTTTTCAAGAAATCGAAGAATACCTGTCGGCCCGTAATTCGGGCCTTATGACATTTCAAGATAACGAAGACACAAACGTTGCTCCTGCAATCGAGTCTGCTGCTGGTGTAGGTGTCATCACAATCAGAGGTCCACTCACTTATCGCACATCGGGTTGGGAAGCTTTCTGCGGAGGCTTCTCCTACGAAATGCTGCTTGAACAAGCTGAAGAATTGATTGAAAGTGGTGCTAAAACAATTGTGATTGATGCTGATTCTGGTGGAGGCGAGTGTTACGGTTGCTTTGAAAGTACCGATGAACTTCGACAGATGTGCGACAACAACGGAGTTAAGCTGATTGGATATATTGATGGGTGTGCGTGCTCTGCTATGTATGCAATCATCTGCGCATGCGACGAGGTTGTTATCAACCCGTACGGTGAGGCTGGTTCCATCGGAGTGTTGATTTGCCTGTACAACGACAGTAAGGCACTTGAACAAGCTGGTTACGAGCGCACGTTCATTACAGACGGCACTGACAAGGTTCCTTTTGCAGATGACGGCACGTGGCGAGAGGGCTTCCTCGCGGACCTTCAAACACGTGTTGCCATGCTGGGCGATGATTTCCGTAGTCATGTCTCTAAATACACTGGTTTGTCGGTTGAAGACCTTAAGAATACACAAGCACGAGTCTACTCTGCACAAGACGCTCTGTCAATGGGCCTTGTAAACAAAATCATGACTCGCTCCGAATTCGTAGATTACGTATTGAGCCAAAAGGATTAAGAATGCTGGATAAGCTTAAAAAGAAGTTGGGCATTGTGCCTGCAAACCAAGAAGCCTCGCAAGAGGTAACTAACGCAGGCGAACAGCCTGAACAGCAAAAGGAAGAAACGATGAGTGATGAGAAAGCTACGGTTGAGCTTGCTACGCACGAAGCCGTTGTAACCGAACTGGCTGCGATGAAGACTGAAATGGAGTCGTTCAAAGCTGCTACGGAGGCTATGAAAGCTGAGTACGAAGAGAAGTTGACGAAGTACGCTGCCGCAGAAGAACAAGCTAAGGCTGACGCTCTGCAAATTAAAATGGATGCCCGCATGGCAAAGCTGAAAGAGTCGGTTGGCGACACACAAGCTGAGACACTGATGGCTGCTACTAAAGATTTGGATGATGCGGCATTCGATAAGATTGCTGGTGCTGTCGCAGCTACTTACGACGCAGAAGCCAATTCGCAAATGTTCACCGAAAAGGGTGTGGATGCAGAAGTAAAAGAGCCCGCTCAAGTGGACATGGTGACACGACTGGCTGCAAAAATCAATGCAGAGTTTGCACCTAAGAAAGACGCAAAATAAGCGTAATTAAATTCATCTCAAATAAAAGGAATACAAATGTCTGTTATTGCAACGCAAACTCAGCTTTACTCTAATGTCGTGAAGCGTGAAGAAGGTGTCTCGTGGGGCCAGTGCAAAAAGGTTGTGACCGTCAATGACGTTGCACAAACTCTGCAAATCGGCGCTGTTCTTGGTCAAGTTACCGCAACTGGTTCGTACAAGCTGTGCGACGTTACTGCTGTCGATGGCTCGCAAGTGGCTGTCGCTGTCGTTGTTGGTGACAAGATGGGTCACCCGATGCCAACCGTCCTGCCCGCTGCAACCGATGCGAAAGTGCTGGTTCTGTACCGTGGCCCCTCGGCTGTCTCTGACAAAGCACTGTCGTATGCCGCGTCGATTGACACTACTGCAGAGAAAAACGCAATGTACGCTCAACTGGCTGCTGTCGGTATTGACGTTCTCACCACCATCTAATACGAATAATCAAAGGATTCAATTATGCTGATTCGCAGCCCACTTAATAATTTTGAAGTTGTAGACCTGACCGCAGCAGTCCGCAACATCCCCATTCAATATGGCACGTTTAACCAACTGGGTATCTTCGCTGAAGAACCTGTTGCTGCTGATACCGTGATGTTTGAAGAAACCACGCAAGACGGCGCTCTGCTGGTCGACCGCGTTCGTGGTGAAAAGAATCTGGTCAGCAAAGACGGCACCCGCAAGCTGCACACCTTCGCTGTTCCTCACTTCCCGCTGGATGATCATATCTCGCCTAAAGACCTGCAAGCTAAATCGGCTTACGATAACTTTGACGAAGCAGAACAACTGGATGCAGTGCGTACCCGTAAACTGGTCCGTATGCGCCAAAACCACGATTGGACGCTGAATAAAGCACGTGCACAGGCTCTGTTCTCGGGCACCGCTTACGCTCCGAACGGCACTGTCGTGCAAGATTGGAACTCGGAATTTGGCGTCACTCGTACTGCTGTTGACTTCGACTTCGCAGGCACTACTGACATGCTGGCTAAGATCGAACTGGTTATTCAAGCTGTTCACGACGGTATGGGCGGCAACGGTGTGTTCACCGGCATCATCATTCCCTGCGACACCGGCTTCTTCAACCGCCTGATTACGCACGCAAGTGTGAAAGCTGCGTATCAGTTTTACGTTGCTAATGCTGGTATGGACCCGCTGCGTAACCGTCTGGCTGCTGGTGGCTCGGCTATGCCGAATGGCCGTGAATTCACGTACGGCGGCGTCACGTTCCGCGAAGTTCGTGACTCGTACAACGGCTCTAAGCTGGTTACGACGAATGAAGGTGTCGCAGTTCCGCAAGGTTCGGACATGTTTAAGACCTACTTTGCCCCGGCAGAGCGTTTTGGTCTGGTGAACACTCAAGGTGAAAAGATGTACGCTTTTGAGCAAGCATCGCCTAACGGTACGAAGATCGATATCGAAACCGAGTCGAACCACATCTCGGCCCTTCTGCGCCCGCAAGCTGTTATCCGCGCTTACTCGGCTAGCTGATAGTGCGATAGCTGAAAAGCCTTCTTCGGAGGGCTTTTTGTCGATCTTACTAAAGGACAAGTCATGCCTGTTATTGATATTAATTCCCCTGTGGGTATGCTGCGCCTTCGTCTCGGAGATACAAGAGACGTTCCTATTCTTCCCGACGAGGTTATCCAGCAGGCGCTAGATACTAACAACGGAAACATGAAAGCAGCAACAAAGCTATGCGGTCAATACATTCTTGCCACGCTTGCGTTTGATTCTCAGCAGTCGCTTGGCGTCATCACCGTGTATGGCAATCAGGTATTCAATCAGTATAAAGAGTACTTGATGATGGTGGTCAAAGACCCGAATTTCAGCAGTATTAGCCCAATTCCTTACGGCGGTAGTGACGGATGCGAAAGCCCCATTGTACGCTTCACAAAAGATTGGCATATGTGGGAAAACTATTACCTAGAGTCTGGCGGGTTTGTTAAGGTTGATTTGACATGACCCCACTAGACCGCACAGTCGCCACTATGATGTCCCGATACGGAATGCAAGGTTACGTCTCTGTCGCTATTTCTGAGACGTATGACCCTACAACCTCAGAGAACACGGTTTCTTACCAAGATTACGCCGTCAACATTCTTGTGTTTGATTATGTACGAAAACAAGAGGGTGTTGGTACAGAGAAGAACACACTTGTACAAACTGGTGATAAGCAAGTGTATGTACAACCACCACAGAAAACAGACACAGGCATTCCACTTCCTCATTTGTCACCTAACAGTGACTTTCT